AATGCCTGCCTTTAAATTTGATTCGTTTACAACTAAGTGATGGTACATACGACCATCTACATAAAAGCGTCTGAATATGTCGTGTCCAAGGTCATTGAATTTAAGCATACCTAATACACTATCAAATTCTAGTTGGATCTCTTTCTTAATCTTATCCGAAGCTTCTACATCATCAAGAACAAGTTTGACTGATAGTCCTTTGTCCTCAATGGTAACTGCTTCATTTACAATATCTTCGATAGCCGCATCGACTTCGGGGTGCATAGCAACTCCACGATATTGTCTAATTAGTTCTACGTTGTCTTTAGATTCATCACCGTCTAGGTTTACATATTGACCGAAATGAGAACCTGATGCAGTAACGTATCCTGCTCCATCATCATCCGTTGGTGGTACAATGGAATCAAGTTGACTCTTCGCCGCCGCTTTACGTGCGCCAGCTCTACGAATCTCGAAGCCGAATAATTTAATGCCTTGATTACTGTTGTCTGCCATAGTTTCTTTCCATTTAAAAGTAAGGTAGAGGAGAAAACCCCTCTACCCTTTTATTTATAACGATTTTATGTAGTCGTTGAGCTTTCCCAGTACTGTACTTGGAACTCGACAGGGAACTCTTCAATTGCTCCTGTTGTGTCGTAGTTTAGATCAATAGCACCTACGTTGGTTGGGAAACAACCACGGAAAGTGTATGATTTGAGTACTGTTTCGTCACGATCCAATTGGTCAACAATAAGATCAGACTGATAGTCAGCTGGGTTAACGATACCAGTGTTAGTTGTGTGACCGTTAATACCGTTCATCCAACGTTCCATTGCATCACGAACACCAAAGTCCGTGTCGTTAATGATTGTTACAGTCCATGGTTCAAATGTTCTGTCTCCAGCGATTTGTAATTGTCTACCTCTGAATAATACAGGGATAGGAGCAATCACTGACGCAGGCAACTGAGCACCTTTACACATGAATGATGTTTGTTCGACGTTGCCACCTGCGTAAGTCGGGAAGTTAACTGTTACCTTAAATAGGTTAGGTCTAGCTCCACCACCAGCGAGTTTGGCTTTAAAATCGTCTACTCCGAGAATAGCCATTTAAATGTTCCTTTCTACTCTACTTATACAGTGCCGACAACTTCTTCAAACTCTACTCCACTGCGTACTGCAACAAAGTTAAGGGTGATGAAGTTGATGGAACGTGCAGGTTTGATGAAGACGTTAGCAATGAACTCATTGCGGTCAATGACTGACGAAGTGTTGTTTGTTTCGTCACAAACTACTTTGAAGTCTGTAATACCACGACGACCTTTGATTTCTCTTAGGACTGGTTCTACGATGTTAACGAATTCCGCACGAGTGAACTCATCATTAAGTTCAAACATTACGTTTTTAGCCGCTTCACCGATAGCTCTCTCTAGTGTGAGGAACAATCTGCGAACATTGATACGATCAAATGCTGATGGTCTATTTAAGTGAGTTTTATCACCGAATAGTAGAACACCTTGACCTGGGATATTACCAACAGGGTTGATGCCCGCTTTGTACAATGTATCACGTTGTGCTTTGGTTGGGTTGTATACAGTAGATGTAACACCTAAGTATTGTCCACGTCTTCCACCCGCTGGTGAGATCCATGGTGCGCCATTTGCATCTGATGCTGACATAATGCCTGCGGTAGATGATGAGGCCGGGATGCTAATGTACTTGTCGTTATACTTGTCGTATACTTTTAGCCAGTTACAATCTACAAACAATGTGCTATCGAATGTAAATGTATCTGCCGTTGCTACAACATTGGTTGTGATTGTCGCTGGGTTGTTTACTCCAACAACATCAGTTCTAGAAGGACCTGCAACTACCACACAATCTTTACGTGCTTTTGCTGTTGCTACAAGATCATTAACAACTGTTGCTTGATCTGCACTTCCTGTCATACCTGGTGCAATCAAGAAATCTACTTCGACTGTATCTGTATCTTCATACAAATCGTATGCGCCTGTAATGTCTCCTGCTGTGTATCCACTTGATACCACACCACCAGTTAGATTGTATTGTTTAATCGCTGGGGCTGATAGGATAAAGTCTTCACCACTATCTGCTACTGTGCCTGCGCCAACATCTGAGAAAACTGTTTCGAAGCCAGCCATCCAAACATAGTTTGAACCTGTGTTAACAATGTCTTTAACAAAGTTTGTAGATCCGTCTGCATTCTTAGCATCTGAAGCTAGAGATACGAATGGATATGTTTCTAGTACTGCACCTTTAGCACCGAAGTTACCAAGAGTATCAATAACTGCAATGTGAACTTCGTCATTTAGTGCATTATTGCTTGATGCGTGTGCTGATGTGCCTGGTGCTCCATCGAACTGTGACTTATAAGCCCAGTTAGTGAAAGAGTTGGCATGCGCTGGGCATATTTGAATTTGAAGGGTATTACCTAGATCGCCTGGGTATCTACCGATAAATGTGTGACCGTCTGAGTCACGTGAATTGATTTGTGTGTCCCAATCATCTGCGTTTTTGATTGTGGGGTTATCTACAGTCGCATTAACGTTATCGTGTGCGTTTTTCGCAGTTGATGTGATAGCACGTGTTACGAATAAGTCTGAGCTATAACGTAAGTAGTATGCCGCCGTATGAAAGTCTGGACTGAAAGCATCGTTAGGTGTTCCAAAAGTAGATGCGAGTTCTGTCTCGTTAGAGATCTTTACTCTTGATTCTACTGGACCCCAACGGAATGCGCCAACTACTGCACCAGTTGTAGATTGTACATTAGGGACGGTGCCCGACAGATCTACTTCTTTGATAACAATCGCTGGACTTTGGGATGGTGTTCCAATTGCCATGGTTATTTTCCTTTGTGAATGATAAGTAATACATAATACGGTGGGATTTCAAGGTTACGCTGTTATTTATAAGAAAACTATTCCTAGTTATTTCATATCCCACGTATCAGATATTGCCCATCCAAACTTCGCTGGATCTGCGGTAGGTGGTGCATCTGCTACACCATCATCAATAAAGCCAAACGGAAGAACATCTGCTTCAATGTCTTCCATACGTTGCTTAAACAACATATCTTTTAAATTGATATCAGTCATATCTCCAAAGTAAGCAGAAGATGCAAAGTAACCAAATAGAACAAGGTTCATTACAAGATCGTCATGATTACCATTAGAAGCTTCAAATGAGTTACCTCTAGCCTCAAATGTAGAGATCTCTATGATCGTTTGTTCATCTACAATGTCTAGTTTATGACTTTCAAGTATATCTTTGAAGCCAGAACAACCAATACGTTTGATCTTTCTGTTCATCTCAATACCTAATCCACTACTCTTAGTTGCACTCTCGACGTGCATATTCTCGTATTCTATGTCTTGATATAGCCCCTGACACACCAATGACCCTTGATCATTTGCTTCGATAATAACATATGCATTGTTATATGCTGTAGCAAACTTAGCAATAATATCTGGAAACAAAATAGGAGATATTCTATTGTTTCTGTATACCGCAACCTGTTTAAATGGAACTGTACTAATATCGATTATAGTAAACGTAGAATAGTCTTGTCCACGACCCTTTGCGACATCAACCATCATAAGGTATTCATGACCCTTTTCGGTCTCATCATAGATTAGACAATCACCATTAACTCTAATAGGGTTCTTGGCTCTCAACTTCATAAGAGTTTCGGCATCAATTAGAGTATCACCAGTACCAAAGAATGTATTACCATACTCCTGATCAAACTGCAATTGACTTGTGTTGTTAATCGTTTCTGCTTTCCAAGCATTATCTCGTCCAGGAACATCCCACCAATCAACTCTGAACGGAACAAAGCTATTAGTCTTTTGCTGTGCACCTTCCCATATCTTATGGAACACATTACCAATACCATTGGCAGTTGATGTAATAATAACTTTAGTATCTTTACCAGAGGATACAACAGGATATGTTGACGTATAAAATTGTGCATCATTCTCAACGAATGCAAACTCGTCCAAGAATAGAAGGTTAATAGACAAACCACGAATAGAAGATCCGCTTGTTGCAGATGCAAGGATCTTAGAGTTATTGGAGAATTCTATAGAACCTTTGTTAAGAGCTTTAGTCCCTGGCTGTAGGAAGAAGGGAAGGTTCTCCAACATAAGAGTAACACGTGCTAACATTTCACGTGCAGTTGCACCTTTGTTAGCTAAAACTGCAATGTTCTTTTCAGAATGAAATATAGCATACCATAGAATATACGCAACAGACGATATAGATTTACCACTCTGCCGACAAGCCAACACAATAGAGAACCTACTGTCGTTGAAGTGATCAAACATCTTTTCTTGATATGGATAGAGATCAAAGTTAACCAATCCTCTATCAAGGTGGATAACCTTACAATATGTTTTAGCAAAGTATTTAGGATCTTCCATGCACTTCTTGTACTCAAGAATATCTTCCTGAGACCATGGTTCTATAACTCCATCTTTTTTAACATTTTGGTTACCCAAATATGTCTTTACGCTATTCATCTGGTGTAATATCGATCACATCATTCTTATTGCTATCGACATCCTGTAGCATTCTTTGTAGGTCTGTTGTAGATCCTATAAAGACATTATTATTAGTTGTTCCACTTTCAATCTGTGGAGTATCACTCTTATTGATATCTTTGTGTTTTTTGTTAAGATCCATGAGTTTGTCATTGACATCTGCAATGTTCTTAATCATACCAGACAAGACTTCATACGCACGTGGA